TACAATTCTCTAACCATTTCTTACCAGGAATTGTATCATCATCAAATACACATACATATGGATTCTTAGCGTTCATAGCAAAGTAGAATCTTGCCCACACTCCGAAGTTGTAATTACAATAGGCAACAGGAACTTCCGTACCAATATCGTAATTAATCAAATCATTATCGCCGGGGTTATTGTACCATACTAATATCTCATCCGGCGGTAATGTTTGATTTCTTAGAGCCTCCAATTGTTCATTGAGATGGTCTCCTCTTTTGTAACCATTTAATATAACTGTTATCATAATTCTCTTTTTATATTTCGTAACCAAATTTCTTTTGAGAAACAAGCTTCATAATTATTCCTTGCCATTTCTGAACATTGATTATAAAACTCTTTATCATCTCTCAATTGTATTGCTAATTCTCTTGCAGTTTCTAAATCACCAACAGCTACCGATAACGATGGATGACAAAGTAATTGAGTATCTACATCGGCATTACCAATACAAGGAATACCAAAGTATGCACAATTCAAAGCAAATGTACCAGCTGCTACCGTTGGCATTAGATGTACTCCATATTTGAATGTTGCTAAATTTTTCATCCATTCATTCCACATCATTCGAGGTAAGTGAGTTAGATTATCCATACTATCTTCACCAACTCTCATAGCGTGTGATGTTTGAGCCCAAATAGGAACTTCAAAATTACCAGCTATCATATAACTTTCAAATCCACCATACCATCTTGCGAAGTTACCACCTATAATTGCTTTATCTTCTTTTGTAGGAACTATATCTTTAACTAATGTATCAATCATTAATGTACCAATAGGTCTTACCTTTTTATTAGGAAACAATCCTTTATAGTAATATACATCAGAATCATTATGTGTGAAGATTGAATCACAACTTGCTAAAAAGTTATAGAAATAAACTTGGTCTGATATTTCATAATCGTTATACCACCAATGAGGTCCTTCTTGAATATAATGAACCGAACCATTACCTTTAGCTTTAATCCTTTCAACTATATCTTGCCTCAATAATTCAGAAACTGGATTAGTACCATTAACCAATGTACTACCCTCCGAACTTAAAAATGTTTTACCTTTTGGAAATATAATGAAGACATGGTCATATCCTGTCAAATTTTTATCAGAACCAAATAGATGAAGATTATAATGGTCAGCATCTAACGCATGCATCCAAGCAAACTCCGTTCTCATATTTGGATGATTTGCTGGAATTTTACCAACAAATCCCATTTCAGTTAGGAATGCTATTTTAGATTGTATCATAGTATGCATTTTGTTTTTCTTGTCTATCTATTTGCTTATGATGATATAAACAATATTGTTCTTCTTGTGGTAATACTGAAAGTGTATTGTACCCTACTATTCGTTCATGCACTTTACCCTGCCATTGTATTTCGGATGTTCTTCTATAAAGACGTGTTTGGTAATCAGGAAAGTTTACCCAACCCAAATCATTTACATTCCATTTCCATTTTTTAATATGTTGCTTTGTCAATCCCTCTACAGTATTTATACGAGGTACAAAGAATAAATCAACATCTTTATTGTATTCAATAATATCTTTTATATTTTCCATCAAATCTTCAGATGGGATTTCGTCTGCATCAATTTGGAAAATGAATATACCAGTTGCATTATCTTTTAAATTATTCTTAAATGATGCAAAATCGTTATTTAATGGAAATCCAATAACTCTGATATTTGTGTTGTGTAATTGAGAAATAATTGTGAGATAACTTTTAACGGCCGGTGTTACAGATACCTCATCATATTGTATTAAAATTTCATCTTCCTTTCCAATTTTATCTTTTAGAAAATCTATTAATTTTGTAATTTCCTCTAACTCATTACAAACAGTTATTGCGTAGGTTATATTAATCATAGTATTTTTATTTGAATACAAATATACGAAAATTATATCAGATTAACAAATATATCTTTGTATATGTATATATAGATATAAATATATCATTTTTGAATAAAGCATAAAAAAATGGGTAACTTTTTTAAGATTACCCATTTATATTTTTAATTAATTATTATCATTATAATGGACCTGCTCCAACTGTCACCCAAGTAGAACCATTATAAAATACTAAAGCCCCACCTGCACCAGATGCAGATACAACTAACATACCAACCGCAGGAGTTATAGTTGCAGGTGCTGTTACTCCACTAAATGTACTTACTCTAATTCTAGCTGCTGAGTAGATATCCATTGAACCACTAACTGTTAGGGTTCTTGTTCCATCAAATGTAAGAGCGGTTTCAACCTCTCCTTGTGTTAGAGCGTTGTTGTATGTAATAATTCCATCATTTGTAGTACCACTTAATAATAAAGCTCCAGATGTACCCGATGTACCCGATGTTCCGTTTGTTCCGCTTGAACCATTAGCTCCACCGATAGCGTTTGTTCCAGATGTACCAGAAGTACCATTCGTACCATTCGTACCAACCACACCAGCAACACCATTTTGACCCGATGTACCAGATGTTCCATTAGTTCCCGGTCCTCCGGGTAGTCCGTTTTCTCCACTTACACCAGAAGTTCCAGAAGTTCCTGATGTACCTTGTACACCACTAACACCCGTTCCACTAGTTCCTGATGTACCGCTCGTACCACTCACTCCAGATGAACCAAATCCATTTACACCAGAAGTTCCAGATGAACCAGCTCCACTAGTACCAGATGAACCAGCTGCTCCATTTGCACCACTCGTACCAGAAGTACCAGATGTTCCACCACCACCGCCACCGGTTATTGTTACAGTAACTGCCCCACTTCCATTATTTGTTAATGTTGCCCCACTAAAAGTTATTTGATTAACTGCTGATACAGGAACGTTTGGTACTGAATCTGCGATTGTTAATGATGAACCTAATGATGATGTTGCTACTTGTACTATATTTTTATTTCCTACACCACCTACCCAAGTATATCCCTGTCTTAATGATGCAGTTAAAGGACCATTTATATCTAATGAACCAGTTATTTGTACATTATTTGTTGTTGCTACTGCCGAACCAGTTGTTCTGAATATACCATCAGTTGTTGCAGTTCCTCCACCAAATGATGATGTTGCTACTAATGTTGCTCTATTCCCTGCACCGCCAACCCAAGTATATCCTTCTGATAACGAAGATGTAAATGTACCAGATGCGGATATATTACCATTTACCGTTAATAAATTAGTTAAACCATTGAAAGTAAGATTACTTTCCACATTAAATCCACCAGGTGCAGCTCCAACTAAAGTTAAAATGCCATTATCAGTATCTCCAGTATAAGATGCCCCAGCACCACTTGTGCCAGAAGAACCAGAAGCTCCACTTGTACCCGATGTACCAGCAGAACCACCCGTACCGCTTACCCCAGAAGTTCCAGATGAACCACCAGTTCCATTTACTCCGGATGAACCATTTACTCCCGATGAACCATTTACTCCCGATGAACCATTTACTCCAGATGTACCATTTACTCCAGATGTACCATTTACTCCAGATGTACCTGATGTTCCCGATGTTCCAAAATTTGTACCATCTAAACCTGATGTTCCCGATGTACCGCTTGTACCACTTGTACCGCTTGTGCCAGATGTACCACGAGTTCCCGATGTACCGCTTGTGCCGCTTGTACCAGATGTACCTGCAGTTCCCGATGTACCAATACCAGCAACAGTACTCCATCCAATTTGTGTTGTACCCGGATTATAAACTAATACTTTATCCGTAGAATTATCATATGATAAAGATGCGCTTGTAAATTTAGCACTACCAGAAACCAATACACTACCAGTGAATTGGCCACTCAAAGTTCCGGTTAGAGATGATAGGTTTGATACAGACGATGAAACAGCTGTAAATGAGCTTGATATATTTTCAAGTTCGGTTAGGTTTGCATCCATTTGTGCAGCCGTAAGAGGTGCACCATTGGTAATTCTTTTAGTTATTGCCATTTTATATTATTCTTGTATAGTTCTATTGTTATACAAGTAAATATAAATATTTAGAGAAATTAGGAAAGTTGTTATTTGTAATAAGATTTTAATACATCTTTTTTAAATTTAACCTCCTCAATTTGTTTTATACCAGTTAAACTGTATGTTCTGTATATGTTTGGGTTATCTCCATATATAATAGCGTCAGGCTTTACAAATGAATTAAATATTTTACTGCCTTTTACATCAGCTTCAATTAGTAATTCTTCTAATTTTTCAGCTTTAGTCCAGTTTTCTTCGGTCAATCCTTTTATGTATAATTTTTCTAACCATTTAAAAAACTTTTCAGGTTTTATTTCACTAATCTTTATGCAAGAAAGTTTTTTATCAGGAGTTTTTCCAACTACAAATACAATAGTAGATGTTGTACCACTTAATGTTTTTTGCTTACCATCGGAATATTTGTAAGAATTGATTCTATAAACATTTCTAGGCAAAACTAACGTTTTTGATACGCTAGTTTCACTTTCGATTAATGGTTTATATTGTAATGCAAATGACATTTTATATTTTATTTAATTTTGGTATTTGCATTTTAGATGCATTTACTTTTGGAATATTGAATGGAACTAATTGTGGTTGTTTCTTAACATAAGTATCCATTAGTTGAGTAAACTTATCATGCATATTATCCAAAGTAAAGTGTTTTAAAGTATTTTCTCTCAAACCTTTTGATTTATCTAAATAAGAATCATATTTGTTGAATACATCATATATTTTATTAGCTGCGTTTGAATAGTTTACACTAAACCATTGTGCCTCTTTCATACAAAATTGGTCAGCTGCTGATTCATCTACTTGTGTTAATGACCCTTCTAATAAAACTGAATGTTCTGCTGGTAAGAAATCCATTTGTCCACTCCAACCACTAGCTATAATTGGTTTACCTGTTAGGGTAAATTCAGCCATTGGTCTACCATATCCCTCACCTTTAGCAAATGATAACATTGCTTTAACTTTAGGATGGTGATATAAGTTGCTCATATCACTTTCTTCCATATCACCATGTAACAAATATACAGATGGACATTTATCCCCAAGCGGTTTTAATACTCCATCAATTTTTTCTCTAGTTGCTTCTCTATCAATTACACTAAATCCAGCGTGAGATGTTTTAACAACTAATGCAGGTCTTTTATCTTTTGGTAGATATTGGAATACAGTAGCAAATGTTTTAATTGCCATACCAATATCTTTTCTATCCTGTCCTAATGAACCTTTCAACCAATGCCCAACAATTAAGAAACAAAAATCTTCTTTCACATTTGCCAACACATCGTTACCAGTTCCTTTTGAAAATATTTCAGTATCAACTCCCTCAAAAAGAACTTCGATTGGAGTTGTTGTTTTAATTTCACCAACGATTTCTCCAGTTGCTTGGTCTTTTTGTTGATACACAGTTCCACCTAAATTTTGTTTTGTAAATTGGGATGGTACAATGATTAAATCCATTTTATTAGAACCATCGATGAAATCTTTTGGTGCTATTGTAGTTTCAACACCAGCAGTTACACCAATGTTATAATGTCCTTTTGGTTCAAATTCGTTTGCTACTGAAACTTGCATAAAGATATCAGGCTTTTGTTCTACTCCGCCAATTACTCTTTCTAACATCCATCTACCAAATTCACTTTCACCATCAACTTGGTTTTGTGGAGTGTTACCCCATCTCAAAGGTATAATTTTAATATCATACTTATCCATCTTGCGTAGGGATTTCATTAAATCTCTACAATGGTCACCGTAACCACTACGAGTGAATATAGGTCCTTGAAATACTAATGTTGGTTTCATTTATATAACTTATTTAATTTTAAATACTTCGAATCTTTCTCTTGGTTTCCAATTTTCAAAAACTGATTCGATTCCGTTTTCTAATTGCTCACACATATTTGTATGTGTTAATCCCATCTCTCCGATAAATGCTTCTCTACCCACCAATGCGTTTGCTTTACGAACTTCTTTTGGTGTGTTGTACATTTTCTCAATTGCTTCAGCAACATCCTCTATATCAACTCTATCATCCCAAATATAAGGTGTAGGAACTGAACCTGCTAATGCTAATGCTCTACTCCATACAGGCAATGCCCAAGGACCAGGTTTAGCTTTTCCTTCCCACTCTCTCCATTGGTGAAGTGAACCAATCTTAATGTAATCTTCTGCAGTTAGCATCTTACCATCAACTTCAAATCCACATTGGTCTTGCAATCCACCAGTTACGTTTACAATGATTGGAGTTCCAGCCATTACCGATTCTGCAGTTGCTAATCCAAATCCTTCGTTGTTAGCAATGTTGATTGTGGCATCTACCATATTGTAGATAAGATTCAATTCTTCTTGAGGTCTTCTCTTTTCTGAAAATATGATATTACATTCAGGTGCCATCGTTTCAATTACTGCATATAAATCAGTACCATTCTCATCAACAGGTTGTGTGTGCATTACTAAACAAACCTTTTCTGCTTTTTCTTTACCAATCTTATCGCAAAACTTTTTAAATGATACGATAACATCCGCTGGTTGTTTTCTTCTGATGTTACGATTACTCCAATATAATACAAAGTCATAATCTTTACCACCTAAAATTTCTTTACGGAATTCAGCCGGTACATCTGCAGGTTTATAAATGTTTGTATTAATACCATGCGGTACATAACTAACTTGCCAATCCTTCTTAGGTTTCCAAGTTGGTTTAGTATCTAGCGCTGATAATCTTTTAATAATACCATACGTTTGGCGAGAGATACATCCAATCCAATCACAACTCTCATAGTAGTTACGATTGTATAATGGGTCTGGCAAATCATCCCATATTGCGTAAAATAGAATTGGAACGTTTTGTCTGATTTCATGTTCGATATCATACAACCATGTCCAATAACGAGGGTCAGTAAAGTGTAAGATAGCATCAGGTTGTTCCGTATTGATTAATTGTCTAATCAAATCCGCGTTACCATAACCATTCCAAGGTAAAATCTTTACACTAGCATCAGCTATTCCATAATTCTTTTGGATATCCTCACTTACATCTAAAACCTTACCAGCTTCAGGGTGATTAATTGCTGCACCTACTTGAAACCAATCGTATTTGTGTACTGTACCTAGTACTAATTCTTTTGACATTGTGGCTATACCACTTGCCATTCTTAAGTCATCTGAAAGTAACAGAATCTTCTTTTTTGCCATAACTTATTTGTGTTGTTAAAATTGTGAACCTGAAATTTGTAGTTGTAGGTACTCATTCATTTCTTTTCTAAACTCATCATCCTTAACATATCTTTCCACTGTTCTATTTACCAGCTTTTGAAGTGTTACATCAGAATCGAAAGAAACCTTTTTGAATGATGAATATACATCTTTCAGTATTTTCACAGTTGTTAGTTTTGTGTTGTCTTGATTCATTATAAATATATTTGTATATATAAATATAAAGTTTTCAAAAAAACATAAATTTTTATTTTGTAGCCTTTTTATCACATATTCCCCTATTCCCAAACTCACAAAACTTACAATTCTTTTTTGCTGCACCTGGTACTTTAGGGAATTCGATATCTTTAAATCCACCACCATCATCAAATACAGTATTAATAAATTCCATAAACTCATCATATACCTTCTTAACAGATGGAGAACCATGTGCTGGAATATGCTTTGATACGTGTGGTACTGGAAATGCAGAATCTTCAGGTAATTTTCTACGAAGTATCTGATACTCCACTTTAATCTTTTGTAATGGAATATTAAATAACTCTGAATAATACTTTTTGTATAATAGTATTTGTGAGTTCTTCATCTTATCAGCTTTTTGATACTGATTCCATCCCATAGTGGATGTCTTTAAATCTATAATAATGATTTCGTTTGATGCCAAATCTCTAATAACAATATCAATAAATCCAATAAAGTGTACACCCTCTTTAATGGTTGCGTTTAATGGAATCTCAATACCCACTAATTCAAATCCACTCTTTGAGTAGAATTTGTGCATATGCTTATCCAACCATTGTAGAATACGTCTACCATCACCATAAAATTCTTCTAATTGAATTTGAGTACAAGGAGTTCCTTCGCTCATTTTATCAGCTTCACTTTTATAAGCTTCTCTCATTTTTTCCAATAAGAGTTTATCTTTGTTGATTTCATCTGCTTGCTTTTTAGAAACACCATACATAACCGAAAGGTAATGTTGGATAGTTTCGTGCATAGCAGTTCCAAAGATTGTATGGATATTAGATGAACTTTCACCTAACTTATCTATGTAATTTAATTTGTATTGATGTGGACATGAACTCCACATACTATATTGTGAAAATGATACCTTAGCCATTATGTTGTTTTATTGTATAAAGATACGAAAAATACCCGAGTTTACCAAATTAAACTTTTAGTTTTAACTTAGTAATTTGTTTAGGGTCAGTACCATAATTCTCTGCAATTTCCTTAATATGCATCTTACCGCTGGTAGTTTCATAGAGAATTTTAAGATAATCCTCTGCTTCTGATTTGGATACTTCGTACTGCCTTGCTACCAATTCTACAATCCAATCTTCATACTTTTCAGATGATGCGGGCTTCATATATTTTAGAAATGCTCTTGTCTTTGGAATCAATCCAATTAGACAAAGATACATTGCTTTAGGAGGTGCCTCCTGAATGTAAGGTTGTATATCTGCGATTAATTCTATCCACTCAGGTTTCATAGAAAGAAAACGGAGTATCATATAGTTACTCCAAGTTTTCTTTTCACTTTCTTCCAAAGTGTCCCAATACTTTGGGTCTTTCTTATCACAAATTGCGTTTAGATGGTCGAATAATGTTTTAGCCATATTATGCTTCTTCTTCTACTTTTAAACCCGGAGGTAATAAATCATTTAATACTTCACCACAATCACCACATAAGAATAACTCTACTGGTAGAACTTCATCCTTTGGTTTGCCAGTTAATAACTTTGAAATCTTACGAAATCCAAAACCTTGTACGAAAATCTCACCACCGCATTTTTTACATCCGATTGCTTCGGTTTTTTCTAAAGGTATTGGTTTTTCTTCTTGTCCTCCGATTGGTTGCCCACCTGCTCCTAAAATGTTAGCCATTATATAATATTTAAAATTTGAATTAATGTAGCTGCTGCGATAATTTCTTTATCAATTGCTACTGCTGATTTACTTACGCCATCTCCTAATAAAAGAATGATGTTAGCTGTGTTCTCTCCACCATATTCTTCCACCTTATCATATAAGGCTGTATATAAATCCGTAAAATCATTTGCCTTAGAATCAATAAGAGCTTGTCTTACTTTCATATACTTATTTCTTTTATCATCTTTTGAAGATAGAATATCAATGATTTTTGTTTTATAATCATTTTCTAATAAATTAGATACATCTACTTTTAACTTACCTTTAAAAGAATTAGATTGACAGGTATTGATAACTTTACGAATATCCGGATATGATGCATCAATGATAGGAACTAAATCCTTTACATCGAATTCAACATTCTCCGCATTTAAAATGTTGCTTACTTGAATTGCTACATCTTTTTTAGTTGGAGGGATGATTTGAAAAGATTGGCATCTACTTTGAATGGGAGGGATTATTTTGTCAACATAGTTACAAGTCAAAATAAATCTACAATGTGCTGAAAATGTTTCCATTACATTACGAAGAATTGCTTGGCCTTGATGTGTTAAGTAATCTGCCTCATCTAATATTAAAATTTTAAATGGCTTGAATCCCATAGAAGATGCGAAATTTTTAATCTTCTCTCTAATAGTATCAACACCATTCTCATCCGATGCATTAATAATCATATAATCACAATCAATGGATTTTACAATTAATTTTGCTAATGTAGTTTTTCCAGTACCGGCTTTACCATGTAAAAGTAAATGTGGAATATCACCTCTCTCAATATACAATTTTACTTTCTCTTTTAAACTTTCGTTACCAACGTAGTTATCTAAGATATTGGGTCTATATTTTTCTACCCATAAACTATTATTTACCTTTTCAGGTGTTTGTTCTATAAACATATTTTATTTTTTATTTTCCAGTTGAACCAAATCCACCTTCACCTCTTTCAGTATCCGATAATTCATCTACCGCATCAAACTCAATTGGAGGATGTGGTATAATCATAATTTGTGCAATTCTATCACCTACTTTATAATCGTTTTCAGATACCGAATCGTTATTTATTTTATTGAATGTTGCCTGTAACTCACCTCTATATCCACTATCAATTACACCCACACAATTGCTTAACATCAATCTAGTCTTTCTAATCGATGAACGAGGAAATATCAATCCTACAAATCCGTTTGGTATTTCTAATGCCAACCCAATACCATATGTAATTTGAGTTGATGTGTTTGATATAATTGAGGTTGCCACTAAATCCATTCCAGCATCTCCATCTTTTGCATATGATGGAATAACTGCATTTTCATTAAGCTTCTTTATTCGTACTTTCATTTTCTAAATTTTGTTTTACTAATTCAATTTGTTTATTCCTAAGTTGCTTGCCCTCATCAGTCAATTCTCTAGCAAACAATTTAAATGATTTACCATTTTTGTGAGTAAAGCTAATATATGAGTCCTTTGTATTTGTAATTGTAAACATTACTTTTGGTTCTTCATCTTTACTATCATTCTCACCAGTCCAAGCAAATATTTGTGGTTCATCTCCATCGAATTGAAAACACCATTCGCAATGTTCTAATTTTTCTTGTGCTAGCCTAATTTGCCCAATTGGTTCTAATTGAGTATTATCAATTACTTCTTCTACTTTTTTTGTTTTTTTACTTTTTGCCATAATTTTATTTTTATCTTCCTACTTCCGATAGGTATTTAGCTTTCATTTCTTCCCAACTAATTCCAATAGCATCTATATAGAATAAGTGTTCGGGTTTAATTCTACCCTCATCATGTAGTTTTGTATATCTACTGATTGCATGTTTCTTCCACCATTTGTTGATGTATTCAGTACCTTGCTTAAATTTATCTTTAAGAATTAACTTATCTTCGGTAATTTCGTTACGAAGAAACTCACATCCGTTCTCATACATCATAGCCATATAAACACCTCTCTTAAATCCGTGATGGTATTCAGTTGCCTTAATACCACACTCTTTGAATATCTTACCTAATATCTTTTGTTTGATACCACTAACAGGTCCGTTTCTATCATACCCCATATTAGCACCATTACGAGCTCTTTCTTCGGTGATGTTTTCGGAATACCATTCTGCATGATTTTCTTTAATCCATTGATGCCACGGGTCATAGAATTTATCATCCGGCTTCAAACTAATCTTACCAGCTGATTCTCCTAATGTTTTAAACAAAGGGATACCATTATATTGAGAGTGAATACCATACAAAGATGTTGTACCTACTGCAATCAATACGTTCTTATACTTCTCTTTCCAATATGCTCTAACCTCCGGCGTAGTTGTCATCATAGCGATTAACTTACCACCTAAGAAGTTATAACCTAATGGCTGCGTACATACGATAGTAGAGGCAATAGTAGTGTTGTTTAACTTACCATCAACAAACTTATTATCCTTAGTCCAACCAATGAAGTTATCTCTAACTCCCATAGCGGTAACATCGGATGCTAATGAAATCTGTCCTAATAGTTTTCCACTTACTCTATCCTTTACATTAATCTTTACATTACGGCCAGGGTTTGCTGTAAAATCCATTGTATGAATCATACGTCTTACCGCTGCCCATTTAGTAGATTCTTTTGGGTCATCAACAATCTCAACGTAAGGGTCTAACGATTCAATTTCTTTTATCGTTAGCTCCTTATTGTTGATATCAGTTGGTTTCCATTGAGAATCGTAATAAGATGCTATTTGGGCTTTTGCTTGAATCATTGTAGGTTCTTGCAATTCTACCCACTTCTTATACAATGTTTGTTCTTGAACAGACATCGTCATAAGGTAGTCCATATTTTCTATTAACTTTGCTTTTTCAGATTCAAAGTCAAAGACAGGTTTTTGTGGTTCGGTATCCCAAAAGCTCATATTATATTATTTTACGATTGCTCGGATTTGATTAGTTTCTATTGATGGTATGTAAATGTATATCTCCTTACCAGCATTTTGAATAAGGAAGTTCTCTAAATTTAAATTCCATGTTTGAGTTTGGTATAACTTACCATCTATTTCAAATACAGGTTCACTTATTAATTCGTAATGTTGGTTTGCCATACTATTTAATTTCTACTAAATAGTAATTTGAAGTGTAATCACCATCTACAAATGCTACGTGCGATAATCCCTTAGATGAGATTTTTAACGAAGATGATTTAGAACCTTTGTTAGCCATTAAGATAGCTTTCAAATACTTTGCAGAGAATGCAATCGGTTCGATATCTTCTTTAGCAGTTGCTTCTACTGCAATTGAAATTCGGTTTGAGTTGATTGAAGAATATCCTAAGATAATTTCAGCCTTACCACCCTTAACCGTAAATGTGAATGTATCTGAATCAGATAATACACCTTTTGATTTAATGAACTTATTTACAAAGTCATCATCTAAACTTACTTCCGTATCAAATGGAGGTAATGCTTTTAAATCAGGTACTGCAGGAATCACCGATGGTGCTGCTAACATATATTGTACCTTTGTTTTCTTATCAGAGAATTTCAATGCACCAGTAATTTCTTCTACTGCAATTGATTCATCCAATACACTCAATAATCCTTTTAATTGAGATGTAGTGTAAATACCAAACTCACCATTTGGAAATTCACCACCCACTACTGTAACATCACCTAATAAGGTTTTGTCATCTGAAATCATTCTTACCGATAAGTTTGTGTCATCGGATTTTACCATAACGGATT